GAGGTTTTCGGTATGAAGTGGACCTTGATCGCTATGTAGCTCCCATTGAGGAGGCTTCTATTTCCAAGTTGTTACACAACGTTAAAGGAAAGAAAGCCTCACCGGCGGATGTGTCGTTTATGGCGTTGCACACTGCGAACCGTGAGTACTTTCTACATGGTCGCGATGTGTTTGATGAAAAACGATCTCAATTGGAACAGGTTGGACGTAAGCACTTCGGTTCTCTCTTTGAGCTTCCTAGCTGGGAAGAATTAGTGAGAACTTTTGAAGATGATGACGCTCTTGACCAGTGCATTGCAGGAACTGAGGAATATGATGAAGAATTGACACCGCAGTCTGGCGAGTCTGTTGGATCGTTGCAAACCATCTCAGTACTTACTGATGATTTCTCGAATGTGTCAATCTCAAATGAGATAACGAACTAACTGATATCCTTGTGGGACATCTTCCCAAAATGCCTAAATACAGAAACCATCGCTTCCTGGACTATGGTGAAATGGACCTCATGTATAATCTCGGGGTCCCTGGAACGACGGGCGTGAAAATGCCGAAGGGTATCATCAATATCGAGACGAAGATAGTGAGTGATAGTCAAACTCGTTTTACGATGGTCTGTAGGCAAGCAAGGAAATATGGAAAGATAATGCATATGCTGACTGGCTTGACAGTGTATGCATGCGCGGCGACTGAACATGGTGTTACACTGGTGAAGAAGTATGGTGGTGGAAATACATCTCAGCACAGCAGGCTTGATGTGGCATTTCTCGACTTCATGGCGTATATTGCGAAGCGAGACATCCTGGAAAAGCGCTTATTGTGTTTGGAGTCAAAGCGTAAGGCGAAAATTCAGAAAAAGAAGAGAACCAGTTAGATGGTCTCAGCCCCTAGGTGGGGGCGTTATAAGTACACCAATAGGCGTTGGGAATACGCCTAGTCGCTAAATTCCCCTTTGAGAGGAATATACCGCACAGCTTGTTCATTGGTATCCAAAACACCAATTAGTTGTGGACAGGACTCTCATCGTAGGCAACGTTATGTGTGTCCCTATTTAGGGAAGGTCTCGCCGGCCAAACAACGTGGGCTCTCCGGACACCTATAACCCGAGGTGTTACGTGAAAATAGTGGGGTTACTAATTGTCTATTATCTATATTTATTATTCCGTTCAATGTATTTGTAAATATGTTCTGTTGTACAAAGAATGGAGAGAAAAAACCAAATAATGGCCTGAAACCGCAGTCAGGCAGTGTTGAAGAACAGGTGGTGTGGACCACAGAGTGGTCCGACGTGTTCTGTACGCACATCTTATTCGAGCAACCAGATCTCGAGCCACAATCTGGTAGTGATCGTCTCGCGTTTACGATCACAACTGCGAGTGATAGCGAAAAATCGCAGATTGTCTCCTTCTCGGATAAGGAGGCGAGTTATGCCTACGAGATTCCTACTACAATTGATCCAACTCGTATGAATACAGACTCAACAGATGCTGATCTTGGGAATTTCTTTTCCCGTCCGATTAAGATCGCATCATATCAGTGGGGAACTGGAACAACTTTGTTCCAAAACTTTAACCCTTGGTCATTGTACTTTCAGAATCTACGAGTGATTAATCGCATTGTGAACTTTAATTTAATGCGTGCCACACTTAAGGTGAAGATCATGATCAACGGTAACGGTTTTTTCTATGGTCGAGCAATTGCTTCGTACCAACCACTGCCAGCCCAGGATCAAGTGACTGTTAATCGGTCACCGTTTGTGCTCGATGTTGTGGAGGCGTCTCAACGTCCGCACATTTATATTGATCCATGTTACTCTGCAGGTGGGGAATTGCATTTACCATTTTTGTGGTATCGTGATAACCTTAGTATTCCTTTGGAAGAGTATCAGTATTTGGGCGCGATGAATCTCCGTTCGATTAATGCACTGAAGCACGCAAATGGTGCCTCTGAATCGTGCACAATTTCAGTTTTTGCATGGGCTGAGGATGTTGTCTTGTCTGTTCCGACAACATCTGAACCTGGTGCACTTGCTCCTCAGTCTGGTGGGACTGATGAGTATGGAACTGGACCTGTGTCACGGCCAGCAGGCATTGTTTCACGCGTCGCTGGTATGCTAACCTCTGCGCCTATGATAGGACCTTTTGCTAAGGCAACAGAGTTGGCAGCCAGTGCCGTGGCTGAAATTGCACGATTGTACGGCTATTCTAGGCCGGTTATGATTTCAGATCCTGCTCCAATGAAAATTTCTACTGTTGGCAATCTTGCCAACAGTAACATAACCGACCAGTCCACTAAGTTAGCACTTGATTGCAAGCAAGAGCTATCTATTGACCCTCGTATTTCTGGTATAGGAGGGCAAGATGAGTTGGACATTACATCTTTTGCAATGAGGGAGAGTTTTCTGACTCTCTTTACATGGGGTACGTCCCAAGCTTCAGAAACATTGTTGTGGAACTGTCACGTTACACCGCTATTATATTCGCTTAATGTGTCAACTGAGTACCATATGACACCTATGGCCTATGTGACCATGCCTTTTCAATACTGGCGTGGAAGCATTGAATATCGTTTCCAAGTAGTCGCGTCCAATTTCCATAAAGGACGTTTGGCTATCTCTTATGATCCTTACTATGCGGCAACGTTTGAATACAATACACAGTATACACATATTGTTGATATTGCTGATGCGAAAGATTTTACGATCAAGGTAGGATGGGGTAACCAACATGGTTGGTGCCGTTCCACTACTCCAGGCACCGCCGCTACTCCTTATGCTGCATCCAAACTACCTACGATCAATCCGGACGTTTATAACGGAACTATTTCCGTGCGTATTCTGAACGAATTGACGACGCCGAATTCTACGGTTGACAATGATGTTCAGGTTAATGTATTTGTCAAGGCGTGTGACGACTTCGAAGTGGCCGCACCTGATGCCACCATTAATCAATACGTAATTGGTCTTGCACCTGAAAGTGGTCTTGTACCGCAATCAGGCAGTGGTATGGCTGATGCTGAAGATACTGCTGAACCGAACGCTCCGGTTTCGTCGACGACGGAAGCGACTTTATCGCAACCGTTGTCAATTAGTGATTGGAACAAACACGTCTACTTTGGTGAGGAGATCAAAAGTATTCGGACCCTCTTGAAAAGGTACAGTCAAGTGGAGGTAATGTCCCAATCATCTGCAGGTGACGTTTATTTGGAGTATAAACGTCCCAATTTTCCACT